CGCCCTGCTCAAGGTGTGACTGTTAATCCTGCTACGCCTGCTCCTCTTGGTTTCGTGGCTGTCGCTCCCTTTGGTGACCGCAAGGGTACGCCTCTCAGCGACCTCCCTCTGTCTGAAGCCAATCGTGACATCAAGTTCGGTGACCTCAGTTACTTTGCTACCCGCTGGACTCCCAAGCCTTTTGGTGACAATCTGACTGTCTCTGCCAAGGATGCCAACACCAAGGCTGAGGCTGTCCGTCTCTGGAACGCCTCTCAGAACCCCTCTGCCGCCCCTGCTGAGGTCGCTGAAGATGCCATCCCCTTCTAACCCTCACCCATCATACCTATGACCCTCACCGCCAAGCCCTATAACAACTCGCAGTACATCGTTCTCAGCGATGGTCGAGTCGCTCGTCTCCTGAAGCCGACTAAGATTCACAACCAGACCTACATCAATCTCATCATCGACAAGAAGATGAAGCGTGTGAACACCGCCACGCTGATGCAGGTTCTGTTCCCTGAGGATGGAGTACGAGCCTAAGTCTAAGGGAGTCTCCTACCTCAGACACGCAATCATCGCACAGAAGAAACGCCCTAACAGCAAATTCGTAACCATACCTATGAAACAAGCAGAGGAAATCATCACCCAGTCTGCTGACTTCAAGTCAGTTCAGGGACAGTTTGTGGCAACGCAGAACTCTGTTAGGGCGGCTTCCTTGATGCTGTGTATCCCCGCTAAGGAACTCTGTGAGCGTCTGAATGCTCCGACCCCATCAAACCTGCTCAACGACCTTGCAGAGGCTCGCAATAGGCTTTCAGTCCTACAGCGTGTAGGTGACCGCTTAGCCCTGCAAAGTGACAACGCTGGCACAGCCTCTGACTGGAACAACGCTCGCCAACTCTGATGAAACTAAACAAAAAAGGGGTGAAGCAATTCCCTGACAACATCATAGACGATGAAAAGTTTGTCTATAAGACTGCTACAATCCAAGATACTAAAACTATCTGGAAGAATCTGAAGAAGTGCAGAGGCAATGCTTTTGTGTTTAAACTTACTCCTCCGTGGCAGGGTCACGAGTATGTTCTAGAGTCTACACTTCCTTCTGAGATGATGTACTTTAAGTGCGACAAGCACGGAAAGGTAAAGGACTTCACAGACCTTTCTCTTAACCTTGAAACAGAGGGCTATGAAATTCTATGAGTGACTTACTTCCTATCTATCGTCTGGCTCTTGTTGAGAACCTTACTGCTAAGCAGGCAGGGGCTAAGTACAACTGCCGTCACGACTGTCTGTCTAAGTGCAAGACACGCTATGGTCTTCCATCATTACGCAGTGAATGGGATGCTGGAGTCGAGGAGCAAATGGAAAAGATGAATGACACGCAGTTGCTCTCTTATCATAAGGCTCTTGGGACTCCAAAAAATGTACGCTCTATCCGTGAGCATCGCATCTGCAAACTAATCCTAGAGAGACGCAATCTTAAGTGACCAACAAAAATTCTTATTGCCGAGTCCGTGCTACAGGACTTGAGCCTGTGAACAAACGCATTGCTCTTGTCGGAAGATTTAAGAATGCATATCAGATTGCAGATAAGAAACTTGCTAGTTATAAAGCACGATGGGCAATCCTCTTTACAAAGCCTCTGAACAAATGGACACCCCATCTATAATTTTTTACGAACATAACTTTGATGACTCTATTAAAACGAGTCTCGTAAAGAATGTTTTAAACCTAGGCAACGAGTGTCGTGCTTGGCATCAGAAGTGCGTTCAGTTAGAAGCCGAGGTCGAAAGGCTCAACAACTTAATCATCTCTGGTGGTGCTGTTAATCCTGACGCATCAGTCTACATCGAATGATTCACGAGTTCCGCAACCCTATCCCTGTGCATACTGATATCGGCTATGGCTGGCTGATGTATGTGCGTGACGGAGGAACTTTCAGCAACGATATTTTTGCTGTTGTGTTGGAGAAGGATGGAGTCATTCGTCATATGCGTACCGACCAATTCAAGGTTCTACAGAATCCCACTTTCGATATCACCAATGAGCAAACTAATTAAATTCTGTGCGGTGGGAGACAACCACGGAGATATGGTGGACAAGGATGTTGCATCCGAGTTCTTCAAGTTTCTAAAATGGTTTGACCCAGACGAGGTCGTTCACCTAGGTGACAACTGGGATTTTAGAAGTATCAGGCGTGGTGCTGGTCGTAAAGAAGAAGATGAGTCGCTGGTTGCTGATGTGAAGGCTGGTAAAGATTTCATCAGCCGTGTGCAACCTACTATATTCTTAAACGGGAACCACGATGACCGCCTTGACCAAATCATACACGGCTCTACTAGTGGAATGATGGTGGACTACTGCCACGACCTAAAAAGCGATATCCATAACCATCTCAAGAAGAATGGTTGTAAGAAGATTTACGATTACCACGCTGAGGATGGCGTACACACCCTTGGCAAGGTCAAGTTCGTACACGGATATACCTGCGGCACTCGTGCTGTGGAGGAACACGCTATCCATTACGCAGAGCCTCAGGGTGCTGTTATTATTGGTCACCTGCATTCTATCCAGCAGACCAATGCAAAGAAGCACGGAGGGGCTGTTGGCTTCTCTGGCGGCTGTCTATGCGTCAAGACAATGGACTACAGTAAGAACCGCCTAGCCACCAGCAAATGGGGGTCAGGCTGGACTTATGGGTTCGTCCAAGGCAATGACTGGAAGGTCTGGCAGGCTCACCGAGTCGGCAAGAAATTTATCTACTCTATCAAAGGACTATGAACAACAAAGACCTAAAGGCTATGGAGAAACTGTTTGGTAAGGCTGTATGTGAGAAGCCAGACAAAGGTTTCTATACACGCAGGGAGATTCAGAAGTTGTGGAATCTTTCTGAGCCTATCATTTCTCGTAAACTTAATGTGGCACTCAAACTTAATCTACTTGAAGTGCGTATGTATCGAGTGAAGTCTGGTATGGTCACTCGCCCTATTCCTCACTACCGAATCCTCACCAAGTAACTCTATGACCAACGCTGAAAAACTCCAAGAATTCCTTACGAACTTTGACGAGAACATTGTCATCGCTGAGGGTTGTGAACACGCCTTCATTGGTGTGTCCAACACGCCAGAGGGTTATCGTGCCGTGTACTCCACGGAGCGTATCATCTCCAGCATAATGGAAGAAGATATGATGGGCTTTGATGAGGCTGAAGAACATATGTACAACAACATCCTATCAAAAGATTACGATGGCAACGCCCCTCTGTTCGTAGATATTGTCCCAGATGAGTTCTGGAAGGATGACACAACCGAGTTAGGTGACCGTACTATCTGATGGTCTCAGGTACTTGTAGGTCTTAGTGACTCCGATAACTAGGACATCAAGCAAGGCAAACCCCACGCCTGCACCTGCAATCCAAGGAAACCAAGGTGAGTCAAAAATCCACGCAGAGCCTACCGCTAGTCCACTTGCTAGCATCATAATAACCCCAGAGGCTTTGCGTGGTGAGAACGCTAGGAGAAAGACACCCGCAGTAAAGATAGCACCGCCTATACAACTGCACATCCAGAGAACCTTGTTCTTCACTTCCCTTTGCTTCTCCTTCTCCGCATTCTTTGCAATCTCGTTGGCGATTACGATTGCACTCTCCTGTTCCTCTACTACTGCCCACAACGCATTGGTCTCAGCATCTACCTTAGACGCTTTTTCTTTGTCTTCCTTGACCGCCTTGTGGTCGTTTGACTTAACCATTGCTCTAAAGGATTCGACCTTCTCGACTGACGGCTTGCTGATTCCGCTGAGCCTGACGATTTGCCCTTCAACGAGTTCTCTACCCACTCCAGCAGGAAGGGTAGGAGCGACAGCAGTAAGGGCAGAACCCGCTTCAGAAACGATGGCTTCGACTTTGTCAATGTAGGTATCCTTATCTTTGTTGATGATGATGACTGGCTTATCTGTAGGGACTGTTGTGCAACCCGCTAAGGTTACAAACACAAATAGCATTGTCAGGCTTTGTAAACTCATTTGGTCTTCTGGATGAACTTGCGTCTTGCCCAGTTGAACAACTCTGGAGCAATAGAGCCAGAGATACTGCACAGGACGCTCTTGTAGAAAGGGTCGATGTCCGTGTTGCCTAGGGAGAAGTAACAGATGATGCCAACGATAGCACCCGCAAGCACCATCCTTGACCATCTCATAACCTCGTACTTTTCGTCCGTAAGTATAAGCCTAGCCAACATACCAAGACCACCAAGGACGGCAAAGAGCCATCCTGTCTTTTTGAACTGCTCAATCAGAGCGTCAAATGATTGATGGTCTTGGTTCATTGCTTAGGCTCAGCCCTTTGGACTCTCCGCTTGGCAGATTCTAGGTCTTCATAGATGCCCATCATTGTCTTGTTAGGATTGTATACCTTGAACTTGTCAGCCTGTACCATAATCATCCAACCGATGCCATTGCTATAGATGTTCCCGTTAGGACTCTTGTCATAAACCCAGCCTCTCCAAGCCCTCTGAGTGGGGGTGGGGGCGGCAGGAGTTGGAGCAGGAGTTAAAGGGGCTACAGGGGCAGATGCAGGCGTTCCAGCGGGGGGTGGCGAGGCGATTGTGCCCTTAGGAACAGCAGGTGCTGTGGGGGGTCTAGGGAAGGCAGGCGTTCCATTAGGTCTTCCACGAGGAAGAGCGGGGGTAGCAGGCGGTCTAGGGAAGGCAGGCGTACCGCTAGGGGTAGGTCTGGGCAGACCAGCAGG